ACCCATATGGGTAAATATCTCTCCATCTAAAACTATTTGATAACTGAGAGAAGTATGCCCAATCTGGAATGTCAGAAACTTTTGAGGCACTACCCTCCTCAACATAATTAGAAAATTCTTTAATTTGTATTGGGGCATGTGGTGAGTAAAAATATCCGTATTGATTTGATGGTGGCAACCAATTTTGTAAAACTGAGAACCATGTTCCATTATATTTTATCTTATGTATGTAGTTAGATATCACTCGTTCATTTTGATCATAGTTGTTCCATTCACAAAAATCTCCATCCAAAGTGTCCCCCGAAACCAAAGTGTCGTTGTAATAAAAAGGTCCGTTTGCACCAACAGAATAATTAAGTTGTGGTATGTTAGTAAAAGACAATGGGTTTGAATTATCCCACCATGGTTGTGGATCTGCATTAGGCCTCAAAGGCATATTAAAATACCAACCTTGTTTCATATTTCTTGTCCATCCGAAATAACCTTTCCATATTGTTGTGAAAAAAAGCTGAGTCAAAGGTCTCTTTTGATTGTCCCTATACAAACTTACATCTATGTCACAATTGAAAGTCAAGGTGTATGATTGACTATCTTCCTTTATTGAGGATCTGAATTTTTGTTGTGGTGTGAGAGCATAAATTTCAAATTTGGGTTTTGCATTAAACACGTTAAATTCAAATCCGGCATTAGCCAAAACACTACACTCAGGATTTGTAATTATTTTGTGTCGTCTTACGTAATACTCGGATCTAGTCTCTTTAATGTTATTTATATTGATCACTCTTTTAAAAAATCCTTGGACTGATGTTGATAAAGTATTTCCCACAAAACCTATGTTTGCAATATTAAAAATATAATTTTGAGAACCGGCACCGGCATTTCCTAAACTTGTGACTTGAAATATGTTATTTCCATTATAATTAAGTGGTTGTCCGGCCAAATTGAAAAGTTCAACGTATTCAGTGGCGTTGAGTCCATGTGTAATTGGGCAGTCAAAGGATATTATTCTTATGTTCGCATTAGACCCTATAGTTATTATGAATGGTATTCCTCTCGAAGCCTGCCAAGCCCAATTAATCTGAGTTCCCCCACTGTAAACCTGTAAAGTTTTGTTATAATCATTTTCAAATGGATAACTTACATAGTGATTCCAATTATAGGTACTAGCACTTACATTTTTGAATGTTATGTGTTGGTTTGGTGGTTGGGTGTACCCTGGTACATTATTATCGGTTCTTATAAAATCAAACTCGAAGTATTGTGGGTAACCATCCCATGGCGTATTATTAGGTGGTAGTGGTGGTGCTGGTTGTGGTGAGTTTCCACCAGGAAAAGCGTTGATAACGTTTAAAAGTTCGTTTGTGTAATATAAGTTATCTCTGAAAGGTGGATAAGTTGTTGTACCGGTCAATGCGTTTTCAAACAAAATTGTATACTTTGTTGATGGTCTAAAAATTGTAGATTCTTCCCTTTCTTCATCAAACAGATTTTCAAGTCCAACATCTACCGATCTGTCGTATTCGGTAAGTAACTTTGTACTTTGATCTACAGCAAGATTTACAAAACTATCGGTATCAATACTACCTTTGAATCTTTCTCTACCTAATATTATTTTTGTCGAATCTGAACTCATTAAAATTCTGGTACATAAAGTTTATAGAATATATCTACCGCGGTTGCCCCATTTTTCAAACCAAAATAGAAATGGTAAGGTGCTCCAACAACAATTGATTGTGCTTTACCCGTTGATTGATCAGGTGCCCCAATAGGTTGCCCTTGGATTACCCCTGATGTTCCTGCCGGTGGAAAATTTGGTGAATCTTCAGGTACAGGTGGAGAAACGTTTAAAGAAAAGTTTGTTATAAATCCGTATCCATTTTGAGATTGTGTGTATTGTGTAATATATTTTTCACCCAAAGTGAAGAAATCTAAGTTTTGATACTCTTTTTGGAAAAATCCTGTTTGACCTGGATTATTTAATACATCAGTATACCAATTATTGTCTTCAGTTCCAAATATATTACCACTTTGTACTAACAACCATCTATAGTGAGGTACTACTTGTGATTTAGGATATCCAAATATTTCTTCAATAAGTGGTGATTGATTGTACGTTTCAATACCAGGTGACATTATTTTTCTATACCTCAGTTCTTGGTCAGTTGATTGAAAAAATACTCCAAATACAGGGTTGTTTGGATCTTGTCCTGTTGCACCTTCGGTTCCAAAAAATATGTATTGATTTGCGGTTGCGGGGTTTAAATTTTCAGTTATAAAAGGTGAAACTTTCCATTCAGAATTTATTGATAACATTTGAGAAATATCACCATCTATTCTATAACCACGTCTTTCATTATCAAAAAATTGTTTAATTGACTGTCCCTCAACAGGATTTATTAGGGTTCCTTGTGGTTGTATGTTTTGGGTAACCGCTTGATTAAGTAATCTTGACAGAAACGAAAGAAGTAATAAATTGGAGTTATCTTGATATGAAGTCGTGTCTATTTGATCCGCATAGTATGTACCAAATGCAGGGTTAGAACAAATCTCTCTAATAAAACTATCTCTTGGACCTAAATCAACTACTGTTGTTGGGAACTGTATTTGTTTAACATTGTAAGCGGCACCTGGAAATTGTAGTAAGTTGTTTCCAAAACCAGAGGTTGCCGGCGAGTCTTTACCAATAAAACCTTGTACCACATCACTATAAGGTGAACTTCTATAATAGAAATTATTCGAGATATCATTATAAACAATTACATCATCACAATACGACTTATAGAATTGTGTGTTGTATAATGGTTGATTTGGATCAATACCAAAAACTTTTCTTGTGTTAAACCCAAACATGTATAAAGCACCATTTACCCAATTGTTTTGGAATACTTGAGCAAATACCCCTCTACAAAGCGCTAAATTCATAGTAAATCTAACTTTCCATTCCAACAATAAAAGATAATCTCTATAAAATGCAGTATTAATCAAATAGTTATTGTCATACTTATTCAATAGACAATAACATCCATTAACCACCCTGTTTTCAGGAACACTACAAGAACTATAAGGAATTACACCCCAACTATTTCCATTACCACTATAACAAGATAAAGGAACCATTCCTTCACATTGTAGTGTTTCGGTTAAAGCCGTTATTGTTGGTGGGTCATCAAATTGATTTCCATTGATCAAGTCTAAACCCATAACTAATTGTGGTGCTGGTTCATTTCCTGCCGCGTCATAAAAGAAGAAATTATTATTTTGATGCAATCCATATCCCGTTAATGCACTTTCACCATTTTCAACTTTCGTTGAGGTAGGTATCCTATCACTTCTCATCACAAGGTATTGTCTACTATTGAAGTTCACGGGACTTGGATTATAAATTCGGTAGTAGGCCGCTGAATATAAGAAAGATAACGTTGTAAGTGCGGTGCTATTCAATCCAGGTTGGTAATAATACATTGAGTACTGTACTTGAGCACCGCACCCCGCACCACTACAAGTTCTTTTATCAAACATCTGAAGTGCGGTCTGTGTCGTGTTTTGAAAGTTAAAATAATCGTAATTGGCTCCGATAAAGGCCCCACCAGGAAACGCTGTAAATGCAAATGTTTGGAGTGGTGTGAATGGAATTCCGTACCAACCATTTGAAACATTTACCATATTGTTTGACAAAAAGTTTGTCTGAAAAGATATTGCTGGTGCAGGATTATAAGTGGTGAAGTTATTTGCCGTTGCGGCAGTATCATCATCTGTTGCCAAATAATAGTAAGGTAAATTTGATGTAAATCCTGTATAATTTTGGTTAAAGGCTGATTGTGGTGTTATGGAAAACGAGTATGAAGGAAAATATAAATTATATCCTTGATTGTTAGTTGTTAAGTGAGATATTGGGTGAGAACCGTTAGATACAACGTTACTTGGCCCATATCCTTTAATTGGGACATTCATATAATATGAACCTGACACAGTTACCGTATTTGGGGTACTGTGTCCATAAATTCTTGATAAGTCATATTCTATGAATTGTTTTTGTGTGTTTGGGTCAACCCCTCTAGCACAGATGATTATCTCATAATTTTGATAATTATTCATCAATTGTAACGCGGGAGTTGGTACAGTTTCAACCACAAAATCCCCCGAAGGATTACCGTTAACTATTGAACACCCTGGTCTAAGGTATTTAATTTGATGTAATAGATATTCTTTAGGGAAAAAGTTTTGATTTGAGGTAAAATCGGCAATTTGTAAAAAATCACTAACAGTAATTGCTGTAATTGCTTGAAAATATTCAAGGTCTGTATGATACTTCAAAAAGGATTGTTCATATCCGTTAACCCCTGGGGTTATGGGTCCACTATTCACTGTTGACACTACTTGTGTTAAAGAGTCTGCGGTAATGATTATTGGTACTGTCAAGTTAGTTGATCCACCACCATTAGGATCCGCATAACTTATTGTAATTCCTGTTGTTCCTGTAAAAGTAACACCTGTCACGGAGTTTGTTGCAAAATCATTGAGGGAGGCACCCGTAAGGTTTGCAGATCTATTAACAGAGAACAAATCACTATAATTTGGGTCTTGGAATGTAAACAATTTACCAGGTAATAATGTCGCACTTGTTCCCGGATTTGCCAACATAACCAAAACTTGGTCACTAAATGAGGATGCGGTTGGTGTGGGATTTACAGTAACATTTATTCTATTAGGAGCGTTAATTCCAAAATATTTATCCCTTGTATTAAATTCATTTAATTTTTGAGGATATGTTGATGAAAGTGGGTATGCAAACCACCTTTCGTCGGCACCTGAGGATTGTCTACCAGCGAATAAGAATGGTTCAGGTGCGTGTAGAAGATATTTTTCGTTCGGTAATAATTGTATTGGCCCTGTTGTTGACAAAACATCATATCCCGAAAATAATCTTATAAAATCTTGGGTGGCTCTGGTTACAATTGCCGGGTCAATTTCTTGATTTTGTAACAAGTATTGAAATGATTGGAAATCTTGTGATGAGTTACAGTCGAAAAATCCATCATTTGGTCCTGTTGCGGATGTAGGATTTTGACTATAATTGGGGTGACTTATAACATATGCCCCTGATGAATTAACTGGCGCTAAGAAACCTGCAGGGACTGCCAATCCACTTGTATTTGAGTTTTGTACATCCTCATTTACTTGTGAAAGTATTTCGTTTGGTGTTAATCCGTCTACTTCGATAGTACCACAATCACATTCACATGTCGTACAGTCTGGGTAATTTATCATTGGTAGTCCCAATCTATTTATATTTAATGGACCACTGAAAATTGCGAATATGGTTGCCAATGTTGTCAAAATACCAAGTATTGATGCGGTTATTACCGATTGAGTTACTTGTGCAGAACCTTGTTGTATTAGAAGTAATGCGTTACTAAAACAAGCCGGATCATAAACAGGTCCGGATGGACTAATTATTTGTAGACACTGAAAAAATTGTTGTGTACCAGCTTGTATAAGGATATTTCCTTGGATTGCTTGGTAGATTTGTAGTCCTGTAAAAAAAGCCAAAATGCCGGCCAGCGTTCCTTTCAAAATAGGCCAAGAGTGTGCCGCAAAGTGTAAAACAAAAAGTACACCCACCGCAATAGGAGTTAAAATGTTAATAAGAATATTGAAAAGAAAAAATATTGGGTCAAAGTTTTTAATTATATCGTTTACGGGAAATGTATTGTTTGTCGTTTTACAAGTCCTATTATCGATCTCTTTGATACCCAAGTGTTTTGCTCTACCGATTCCGTTTTTGTATCTATCAATAAACAATGCAGTTGTATAAACCTTATTATAGTTAAATTCATAAAAAGTATCGTCACAATCTATTGCGGACTGTGGATCAACATAATCATCCCAATCCAAAGAAAAGGCATAAGATCTATACAAGTCAAACTTTTGTTGTGGGATTTCATTAAATGTGAAATCTTGAGTATTGGCACCGTAAGGAGTACCAACAATATAAATTTGTGAACCTGCTGGTAAAAAAATAGACTCCACACCACCTAAGTATGGTTGGAATCCTGATCCTGTTCCGTAATCAATAAAAATTTCAAAAGAAATGTTATTCAATGCCGATACAAATTGCCAACCCACATTAACAGGAATAAAAACTACAGGACCTGTTTGTGCTGGATATGGTGGTAATACTGGTGGTGGTGCCGGAATTTGGTATTGTACAGTTTGACTTGCCAAAGACAGTGGATCTACGTTTGAGGAAAACCAACCATGTTCTTTGATGTTTGGGACAAGATATCCTGCTCTTTGGAAAGGTCCGCTATATTCATCGTCAGATAGACCAATTTCTTTACTATTTTTTTGTAATCCTTTTTGGAATCTACTTAGTGACAAAGTTTTTTCTTTATTTATCCATCTGAATTTGAATCGGTATTTTCCTTTTGTGGGTATACCTTTGGATGGGTCATTAGAAAAAACTTGGTCTCCAAATTCGTTTGTAACAATGTAGTTTAGGTTCATTGGTACACTCGCAACAAAAGCTCCATTGTCGTCTATAATTCTACCTTTATCTTCAAATTCATATTGTTCCAATGTTGGTCTTCCTAATTCATCTGAAAAAATAGTTTGCCTAATTGCCAATATTTGTCCAGGACCTGTTGTTAACTCACAAAGATTTCCTGTGTCATTTTTTGGCCTACAAGCGATAGAAAGAGCATCATCATCAGTTGTACTTAATATTGACCCCATGAATACCGCATACGGTCTAATAACTATGTTTGCAAACTTAGTCAAGTCAAAATCAACTCTTGTAATGCCTAACTGACATATATCATTATCCCCCCAAAGAGGTCTTACATCAACATTAAAATTCAAATTAACTATTTGAGGTAATGAATCTAAGTTAGTCGATGTTTTGAACTGTGCCCCATCGACTTGTGATTCAGTTGCTATCCCTTCTTGTAGTAAATCTTGTGGAGAAAGTGAAAAACACCCAATGTCGGATAAGTCTACATCCATTACAACTGTTTGTTCTCCAATCGGAACACCAAAAATCATGAAATCACCACTCTCATTTGTTTTTACCGTGAATCTATAATACTTGTCATAAACCTCAACATAGGAATCATTCATCAAAACATCACCTCTCGATGGAAACGATCCTGAGGCTTGATGACCAATGTAGGCAGGATCTTTTGGTAGTAGATTATATCGGTAACCCTCTTCATTTCTTGATGTTAAGTTTACATATGGGTACAATTCAGCAATTACCGGATTGTCAGCATCTTCATCTTGTAAAGGTATGAAGACCGAAACTCTTGCGTTTGGAACACCGTACCCGTTATTAACCACAACACGACCTACAATTACACCGTAGTCTGAACAATATCTAGTGTAGACATCATTTGCCAAAATTTTCAAAGACAAGATTTCTAAAAATTCAAAATCTTGATCTAACTCCACGTTGATATACTTATCAACACCAACTTCAGTTCTTATTCTATATGATTTGGGCATTAAATTTTGCTTTTTTGATAAATAGTTTATTTCCCATTTTCAAAAAAGTAAGTGGGTAATTCTAAAAATAAATCGCTAAGAGAAACTTACAGTTTTTAAGTTCAAAACTCTGACGTTAATATCTTTTTTTGGATACCTTATTTGATATATTTGTGATGGTTCCGCGTAAATTACGTCAGCGTAAAGTTGGATTTCCCTTGTTACAGGATTTGAGTATGCTTGAGAGGTTTCAAAAGAAGAATATTGACCTCCAACCAAGTTAAAAAACTTCATATCTGAAATACTAATTACTCCATTTTCTGATTGTATTAATCTTCTTAATTCAGATACGACAACATTTTGTCCTAACTGTTTTGTTAATGGATTAAAATAATTAGATATAATTTCTATTATTTTTGCAACCACAGCACCTTGTGTTTGTGAGTTGTCTAAAACAACATTACAATCAACCGCCAAATCAATTGGTTCGGCACTTTCAATAGAAATGTAGTCATTTATCATCCTATAATTTGAAAGGTAGTTTGCAATATTTTGTTTTAATGTGTTTGATATGACGTTTGTTAGATTACCACTAGTGTCGTAAGATAACATTTTAATTTTTACTTTATTGTTTTCTTCAACAACCCCTACTTTTGCAGGTGCACCAAATATAGAAGGCATTGTTCTTATTATAGACTCATAGTCATTTACGGTAACCGCTCTATTTTGTGCTGCGAAGTTGAATGAAACCATTTGTCTCACATCTTCGGTCGTAGGTGCGTTTGCACCTCCAATAGCAGCAGTAACGTTATTACATCTTAAACTGTTTATTACAGATCTATTTATTGTTTCTGAAGGGCCATTTACTGAAAATGTTACAGTCCCAACTTGATTGATCGCATTAACCCCAACGTTTGTCGCTAAACCACCTCCGATTCTGTATTGGATGAAAAGCGTGCTATTTGATTTCAACGCACTTCCCAAACCTAAGTTGTTTGTATATCTTGATATATCAATACCTTTTCCATCTCTTGCAAATTCTCTCAATTGTTCTTCAGCAGAAACATTTCCACCACCAAAAGTCAACTTGAGGAATCCTTCGGGAGTATATTCAGTTATAAATTTTTGTGATGTTGAGATATATCTACCAACTTTAACACCAGGTTGATCTGAAGGTTTTGTTGGGTCTTCAATAAAAACTCTATCTTCAACTAAAGCTTTTACCTCATACCATCTATCAGGACCTAAAGTTATAAAATCTTGGGCCTCAGGAATTGTAGTGTATTGTGTACCATCTTTTAATAAAACGCTTGTAATTCCTAATACATTTTTTTCAGGTAAAAACAATTGAAAGTATGGTGTAACATCATTAGGTGTAATAACTCTTTTGAAAACTTTTGTGATTCCATTAACAACAACTTCTCTTTTTGTTATTGTATAATTTACTAAGTTACCGTTCGAATCAAAATTAGGTATTTTAAGTCTATTTGGTGTCCCTTCGGCGTTTATTGCCGATGCAAAATCAATATCATAAACGGTTTCGAATGTTTGACCCGCACCATTAACTTGAGATCCTCGTGATAATATTCCACAGTATCTTAGATCTTCTCTATCTCCGAATGCAGGTACTGTAATTGAAAAATCAATAAGGGCAACTGACGGTCTTTGTCCAGGAATTTTTAATCCATAGGTTCTTGCTATGTTGTATATTGATCCCTTTTGTTGTGCAAATTGTAGTACGGTTTCTTGTATACTTCTGTCAATTTGATATTGTAGGTTATCTGTGACGGCAGCATTTAGATCCAAAAGAACAGAAAAAATACCTGCATCGTTAAAGTTTTGAACTAAGTCAGGATAATACGTCCTTGTAAAATTTATTAGTTCCGTTCTTGTTCCTTGAAAGTCTCTTGTTGTGTAAGAAATTTTTTTCTCAGCCATAGTTTTTAGATATTGATGATAACAAAATCACTTGACTCGAAAGCCTGATTAGTTACCCTATAATTTATTGTTATTTTAGCAGTATGTTCTAAGTCAGAAATACCAGGAACTCTGAACTCTCTCTCATCATATTGGTTTATTGTATAACCCTTATCTTCTAAACCAGTAGAACCTGACTCTATTTTAATTTCAGTGATGAGTAAATTCGGCATGAATTCACCTATCGAATCTCTTATATCTGATTCTATTTCAGTGAAAGTAGGTCCGTCCAAAGGTTCAAAAATATATTCATATAATCTTGTACCAAAAGTTGGTAAATAATATCTAGACCCCTTTCTTGTTAATAAAAGGTGTATCAATGAATTTCTTATTTCTTGTTGGTTACTATCAGAAACATCTAAGTATCTTCCAACAAAAGAATCCCTAAAAGGAAATGTTATACCATATGTAATCCCGTTTGCCATATCACATATAAATATAAGTCTAGGTTTTTTTAAGTAAAAAAAAAATCACTACTTCTGTAGTGATTTTTTGATGTTTGTATTTCCTTTATCATACATTGGGTCGTAAGGACAATGTTTACACTTTGATCCACAACAACTTCCTCTTTTTATGTGGAAACTTTCAGTCATTACAAACCTTCCGTTTTCATCTTTATAAAAGTCAGGTTCAGGAGATTTTTTAGTAGTCTCCTGAACATATAACTGTTGTATCCAATCGTTTGATGCACTTACTGTCATAATTATACTATTTCACAAGCCCCACCAGCACAAGCCGCTTCACCGCTTAGATTTGTATTATCTTGTAACTCAATCACTTTTGTTAAATCCACATCACTTAAGGTTTTAATCAAACGATCAAAATCTTCTTCAACACAATCTTCAAAAGGTGCTTGAGTGTATGTCCCACCATTATAAGGAAGAACTGAAAGTCCGTTGTAGAATTTTCTGTTGTTCCACATCCAATCACCTACTAAGTCCCATTCATCTTCTTTGATTGATACTGTCGCAGATACGTTGTGTGAGTTTTGACCACCTCTGTGTCCAAACTTAATCCACTCTTGAGATACTTTCTTAACACGCTCCAACATTTGGAATACTGATTCGTGTCGAAGAATAGATCCTTCAGGAGATTTTTGTGGAATTGTGATTACCGCAGTGTCGTGTGGTCTAAAGAACTCATCTTCAACTAATTCAGGATGATTAATCGCCAAATAAGAATAAATCGCTTCGTTTTTACCTACACGAATTCTTCTTAAATAGAAATCATTATGCCAAGCGTGAATACCTGAAGATGTTCCTAAAACCAAAGATGATGTTCCTGATGGTTTAACAGTGGTTGTTCTTGCCGCCTTATTAATACCAATCAGATTTGCAACTCTTTCGTTTTCTTCTTTAACAGCAATTGCCGCCGCTTTCATATCATAACCTAAAACAACACCAGAACCAATACCTGTCATACCAACTCCAATAAGAGCGTCTTTTTCAGTTGTTCTTTTCCAAACATCACGAAGATAGTGGAAGTCTGTATACCCTGCTTGGAGTGTTCCAATGAACGCGGCACCTTTAACTCTTTTTTCAAAATCTTCTTGGGACTCGATATCAGAAGCGTTTACCTCACACAAGTTACAGAATTGATATGGACGAAGACCTATCTCACAACATGGGTTAGTTCCCCAATCTTTGTCATTTGACAAGTAGATTCCCGGTTCTCCTGCCCCTGACAACTCGATTCTTTTCCAAAGATCCATAAAGTATTCTTTGGTTACTTTATGACGAAGTAAAACCGCTGAGTTGTTAGCTCTACCTCTTTGTGGATTTGATTCCCACCAATTTCCTGACTTACAAGAAATCATTTCATCATCATCAGCAGAGAATAATGAAATCAAAGCCGCTCTACGAATACCACCTGCCAATACCGCATCTGCAATATGACAAACAATATCGTGGGTGTCAATAGGTGAAAGTTTTTCACCGTCAACTTTGTTTTCAAATACTTTAGTGATATTATGAATACAATCTTTTAATGGTTGTGGACCAGGTGCTTTTCCACCTGAAGTAACCAACAACGCACCTTTCTGACGAATATCAGAAAAATCAAATATTGGTGTTGATGATTTAACACCTAAATAAGATTCAATCAATACTTTGATCGCATCTGCCCATCCTTCGATACTATCACCAATCAAATATCTTCTTGTTCTACTTGGGTTTGGTTTTTTAATTTCAGGAAGTTTTTCTACGTGGTGTTTTTGAACTGAGAACCCAACACCAGTACCACCTAACAATAAGAACATTGTTTCTGAAAATGCGTCAGGGTGGTCAATTGGCATGTATGCACAGTTATAAACTCGGTTTGGTGAAATTTCTATTGGTTTTCCACCGAATTGTAAAGATCTCATTGAAGGGAGAATTTTTTTGTCGTATACCATTTGATAAACTTCTTCAATCTCATCTTTGATTTGTGGGTATTTCTTTTGGTGCATTTCTTTATTTCTTGTCACCAATTCTTCCCACGTTTCTCTTCTATTTTTTTCAGGGAGAAACTTGGCGTATTTCATGTACACCGTAATGTCACTCAATATTCTTTGTGATATATCCATTTTTTGTAAAATTTATTTTTGTTAATTAGTTTGAGATTCTCTTTGCTTTCTCTGTTCGAGTAGCTCTTTAACCCTTTGTCGTTGTCTTTCTTCTTTTTGTTCTTCAAGACCTAAGAACGTTGTTGTACTTTCTGTATCTATCTCTAACATTGCGTTATCGAATTTACAATTTTCAAACACTACTCCGTCGTCACCTATTCGAGACTTTGTTATTGCAATGGTTGCCAACTTCATTTCTTTCTGTTGTAATGTCTTAGCCACCGAGATAATAACGTGTCCGACTTGCGCCTTTTTAATTGATCCACCCATTTGATCTGTTGTTACTACTTCTGAAGAAATTGAAGCTCGGTTACCTTGTGTGGCAGTCCAACCTACAATATTCATTTCGTGACACATTGCCTCAAATGCTCTCATCACCGATCCCTCACTTTTCCATTCATCCCCCAAATTCTTATCAGGAACAACACAATCAATGTAATCCAAAACAATCATGTCTACTTTAATTCCATCTGCAACCATCTTTCTGATTTGGTTTTTGATTTGCAACATGGTCATAGTATCTGACGGTAGTTTTTTCATAATTAAACGATTTTCCATCGTTTCATCAATTTCTTTTAACTTTGCGAATACTTCTTCTTTTTGGTCTGACAAGTCGTCAGGATGTATTCCAGTCCAAAGTGTAAAATGTTTTCTCTGAATAACCTTTGGGTTATCTTCAAAAAAGATTTGTAGAACATTAAATCCGAGATTGTAAGCGTGATTTGAAATCTTGGTCAACACGGTAGATTTACCTACGCCTGTTGGTGCCAATATAACTCCAATCTCACCCTTCGCTAGTCCACCTTTAAGCAACCTGTCTATCCCTGGTATTCCCATTGGAATTGGGTGTCTGTAATCCTCCTCGAGTACTTGGTCTAAGTTGGAGAAGACATCCATCATTGACGTGTCTTTGTTTCCAACAAGTAATGCTTCTCTTACCAATCCCTCAAGGGTGTCGTAGTTTTCAAACTCCCCACCGTCGATGATCTTTTGTGCTTTAGTCATTACCTTTTGTAACTCTTGTTGTTTACAGAACTTCAGTGCCTTTTCTTGGACAAAACCTACGCCATCGATATCAACATTCTTAATTTTCTTGATTGTGTCAAGAACAATCTTGGATGCAATTTCTTGTTGAAGTTCGGATTTTGTTACTTGTTCTAAGGTTTCAAATGATGGTGTGTGGTCAAATTTTTTGTAGTATTCCTTAATCATTTGAATAATGATTTTAAAATACTTGTTTTCGAAATAACTGTTCTCGATTACATCAATTATTGTGTGTGAAAAATCTTTATCCACAATAATTTGATTTAATAATTGTAACTGAAACTGTTGTCCGAGATATTCAAAATTTTTACCTGTCGCCATAATTTTTTTTTCTTTAGTAAAGATAAATAGTACTAGTTTTTAATAAGTTGGGGGTAAAAATAAATTAAATTTTTGTCTGAAAAAATGTCAGTCAACTTGGCCAATACCGCTTTTAACTTTGGGCGTAGGTCTACGGTATATCTTACCTTTGGCGGGTATGATTTTGCGTCAAACTGTCTATGACAAATTGTCATGTCTCCAACCTTAATAAGTAGGTTAAAATTTTCAGGACCGTCTGTTATTGAGGTGTTTAATACCTCAGGATTTTCGATAATTTCATACTGATTTTCCAACATATAAATAACCGATCTCATTTTTAAATCGTACTTCATATCCTCACAAAAACTTGTGATGTAATAATGTAGTTCTTCTGACTTCGATGCATTTTTGCTGAAACCTCTAACATTAAAAAATCTTTGAACGACAATGTTCTCGTTACACATTAACAAAAATTCTACTTTTGTTATATCTTGATCTCTCATTTGTTTGTTTTTAGTTTTTTTTGTTTCTAAATTTTTGTTTTTCTTTTCTTGTCAATTTGAGAAATGGTTTTAAAAAACTCACCCAAGCGTCGTCACCCTTCGGTAAGTATTTAAAAAACCCATCCTCCATCATCATACGAATTAAATTTCTATGTCCTCTTCCATCAGGATCCAACGACTCAGAGTAATATAGTCCAACTAATTCTTTTTCCTCTTCATTCAAAAGTGGGTTATCTAAGTTAACAAGTTTTTCATTTATTTCAAAAAACTCATCTCCGAAAATCCCCTCTTTTGTTTTCCCACTTAATAGGTTCTGAAGAGCAATGTTTCCTTTTTCTTCTTTTAAGAGTTGCTCACTCTTTTGTAAAATATAAGACAATTCTACCTTTTCTTCAAGTAGTTCAGGAAACATTCTAATCAATGTTTTCTCACCAAGATAGAATATTCCATCAATGTTGTCGGAACTATCACCTGTAAGAATTTTGATTGTTTTAACATTATAGTGGGGAACCTCAATATCGTGAAGTTTTATTTTATCCCCATTCTTATAATATTGTTTTGTGGATGGTGAATAAATGGATACTTTCTCCCCGATTAATTGCGTTAAATCTCTATCACTTGAGAAGATTGTTTTTTCTTCGTCTGGTGACACGTTACAGTAATAAGCGATTAGGTCATCAGCCTCTGCGTGTTCTGTCTCCAGTTGTCTTACAAACATTTCCTCAAGGTATTGTTTCACCCTTTGCTTTTGTTCCACAAAAGATTCTTCTTTTGATTCTGTTTCAGATGTTTTACGATTTAACTTATACTTGGGGTAGATTAACCTCCTCTGAGCTGATGAGGTTTTAGAATCCCAACAAACAACAACTTTGTTATAGTTGTGTTCTTCTAAGAATTTACGAAGAGTGTTTAGAAAGTGCCAAACTCCGCCAACATGTTTTCCATTGTGATAGAAATCTCTAACACCATGAAATCCAATTTTCAATAAATTATTTCCGTCTACTAATAATGTTTTGGACACTCCCTAAATCTTAAATTATTCCTACTCTACTTCTTCTTTTTCTGCTTTCAAATCAAAGTCACCATCAACTCCGATTATGTCTTTCCAATAGTCAGCATATTCTTTCTTATACTTTTCTATCGATGCCTTTTCCTCTGTTGTATCCTTACCCGGTAAGAATCCGTGTGGAGTCACAATAATTCTTCCGTCTTCAAACCCAAGACCGTTGATATGGTTTTTCATAACCGATACCTTTGTTCT